GTCTTCCACGTCTTCAGCAGAAGCAGTCATGACAGCGCAGACAACGCCATTTTCATTTTCAGGGTCATTGGACATGACAACCTGAACATCCTTTTCAGGATCGATGTAAACGACTTCAGCAGAGTTAGCGTCGATCTTGACGCCGTCAACTTCCACGATTCCGTTTTCATCTTCTTCGTTCTTACGGAAATGAGGTTTAATCGCCATAGACGATCTCCTATTCGTTAGGGTTATGTGATCACGATATAGCCAGCACCCGCTGGCCTCTCGAAATTGAAGATAACAAGCCAAGGCTCAGCTTACCACATGCCATTTCTGGAAAAGTCGTTAGTTACCATAACAAAAGAAAAGCGAGGACCCAAATAGGATCCTCGCCGCTCACGTTTGAGTGACAGGAACAATTAACCGAACAAGCGTGATACAAAGGGCTCATTGCCCTTGTCACGCGACTCGTTCACAGGCTTTGCATCGGAGATCGTATACTGGCGAGAGGCAGGGCGCTCCTTCTCGATCGACTCGTATGTAGCGCCTTGTGCGATACGTTCGCGTACATAGGCTTCGTTGAGGCCTTGCTTGTTTGCAAAGCGGAGCGTCTTGAGCGATTCGTTTGCATCATTGAGCTCTTTCTGCAAGCCCTCGAAGCTTTCCTTGATCGAGCGCTGGATGTCTCCAGTCACATCTGTGAAGTCACCAAGAGTGCAGTGCTCAGAGAGCCCCGTGTCGATGTTCGACAGTTCGACATTGCTGCCATCAACAGACTCCACGAGGAATTGGCCATTGCCGCCTGCGCCCATCGGAAGGGAGAGAACAGCTTGGGTGTCGCGTGCAACCTCAAGCAGGTGCTGGACGATATCTTCTTTCACCTTCTCCTCATCCTTCTGCAGGCTCTCAGTCACAAGGGCTGGGTGTGCTTCAAGGAAACCAGGATCGGTGACAAAGTCAAAGCGTTCGAGCTTGTAGGTGTCAGGATCCATGATGTCGTTGCCATCTTCATCCTTGCCCTTGTATTCGCCATCAGCACGGGAACTCACGTAGAGCTTGGTGCCTGCGCGGAGAAGGGTGAGGAGGGATTCACCAACGGGGGTGTTGTAAATAACGGACTCGGCTTCACCGGTTTCCCAGTTGATGTTGCGAGTGATGTGGGAATAGAGGCGCTCACGGATTTCCTTGTCGGTAAGCTCAACGTCATGCCCGATCGTACCAAACATTTGGTTGTCACGGAGCTTGCGCTGAACCTCTTCGTCAAGGCCTGCTTTCTCCCACACATCCTTGTAGTTGCGATGGTTGCGAGAAATGCCATTAGGAACAAAGTGAGGACCTTTCACGATTGCGAGAATAGCGCCCTTGGACGCATTGACTTCCGACTGCATCGATTCATTGATCTTATCAACGTCATCGATGATCGTGAACTTCTCAAACGGGATGTAGTCTTTTACGATGTGCTTACTCATAATGCCTCCTATACAGTATATGGGAGGACAGAAATGAGATGCTTCGGCGTCGACACATCTGGAGTGGAATCCAGCAGCGTCTCAACCTCGCCCTTGGAGAGATCGCCAAGCTTGCCATTGAGTTCCTTTGGCACAGCAGTGAGCATGTAATCGCCGCGGGTGTCGAGCACGAGTTCGAGGCCGTGCTCATCAAGCACCTTCTCAACTTCGCGGAAGGCAGCCTGAAGTTTGTCCATGCCATCCAAATAGGCATCAGACTTGAGAGCGTCAGAAACGCCTTCGCTCTTTTTGGATCCATGTACCTTGATATTCATTGCCATAAAATACCTCTATCGCTCAAATATAATAAAAGAAGCCTCAGGGCGAGGCCTCCGCTAGAACATCTTTCTTGAAATACGCAATCTTGGGGACATCTTCGACCTTGGTCCCATCTGCCGCGATGTACTCGCCTACTTCGGGTGGATCCTTTGGGGTGTTCTCTGGGATGCGCACGTAGCCAGGGCCTGGCTCCCCAGTACCAGTATCAGGTACTGTGCCCACTTTATGCGTCGGCGAATTCTCGACACCAATCGAAGCGAGAGGGACACCGCCCTTGCCGTAAAGATCCACGACGACGTGCTTTAAGCGGCGAAGCGTCTTCTCTGCGAATTCGCCTGCGACATTGAGATGCAGCGTAGCTATCCAGCTGTACGCGAACAAATCGCCTGGCCTATAGGAGACGAGCTCACTAGACCCCAGCTCTTGGATCACAGTGGCGTTCATCCAAAGGTCATTGCCAGTGGTCTTGGACTCGTCAGGGAACGCCCATTTCAGGCTGATAGGTGCGTTGTGGATGTTCTGCCACTCCGCAGCAAATGCCTCCTCAAAATCCTCGACGGTGTTCCCCTTATTGGAGATAAACGCAAGGATGAGAGGGAACTTGATTGACACCACTTTTCTGTAATGTGCTGTGCCCGCCTTCGGATCAATGCCATCGCGGATAAAAGCTGACCTGCGGATGATGTTCTCCACCTTCCCCTTTGTCCAAAAGAGATAGGTGTAAGGATTAGAGCGCACGTTCTCACGATTGGTCTCGCTCTTGCGGTCCATCTTGCGATTCGCAAGATCCTTATCGAGTAGATCCAAGTTGCCTTGTGCGTCAGCACCATAGATCACGCGCGTGCCAAGGTCGAAGCCCTGGCGCGTGAAAAAGTTGCGCATCATCGCAAAGTATGCTTGTATTGCAATGGTCTGAATCATTTAATACCACCAGACTGTGACGTCTGGAAGATCTTCGAGCTTTGCCCCCCATTCATTTCGAAGGGCTTTGTACTCTTGGGCTGAAAGAACTTCACCACTTGGTGTCACGTGCACAGGAATCGCCTTAGAGAGTTCCTGGCCATCAACCAAAGGCCACACCTTGGCATCCCATGCAAAATACACTGTGCACTCGTTGTTGGATTTATCGCACTTAACAGTGAAGTCGGGATTGCTTTGAAAAATCTTGATGGCCTTTTCCAGCTGTGCACGGGTGCCTTTCGTACCGTTACGGACCCCGATAAGGATAAACGTATAGCGTCCGTCCGATTTGGACTTTACTAAGGGACCAACACTGGCCAAATCTCTGGCGAATGCGCAATCGCTGATGCGGAAATCTTTGAATCCATTCTTGAATTTGTACTGGACCAGATAGCCATCTGCACTAGGGATGCCACCAGCTTCGTGGACCTTTGCTTCGTCCACCTTGATCTTCATCGTCATAAATCACCTCTAACGGATTTGGGTTCGAATTTCTTTGGCGCAATCAGCAATACTCTTGCCCTGACTGCAGCAACTCCAGGCAATATCGTGCAGGCGGTCATAATTGTCAGCCTGCTTTCCACGGCTGAACCCATTACGAGCGAGGAGCTCCCTCACTTCGTAGAGATACGTGCCGAACTTCGCAAGGCGCTTTTCTTGATCCACCGAATTGCTGATCTGATCGTGCGTGAAAGAGACGGACTCTCTAACTCTGATTCTCATTGCCATGAAATTACCTCACCCCAAATATAATCATTTCTTTTTGGGAAGCATCGCGGATCCGTACTCGCCTTCTTTAAGTTCAGTGGGGATCATATCCTTATCCGGAATGTAGTCGGAGAGGACGCAGTCACGGTCGGATTTTGATGTGAAGCCGAACACGACATCTGAGCTACCGATCGCGATGAACGACTTGAAGCGAGGAAGGATGACAGAGAGCGGGCCGTAACCTGCGTCACCGCACCAGCCTGCTTCATCGGAAGCACCTTCCATAAATTCAACGTGCTGCGCGTGGATCGTATCCAGCAGCCACATGAGTCCCTTTGCGTTAGTGAAGCTAGGGACATAGCACATATCAACAGTGATCTCTTCCATCTTATGCTCCTTTACTGGCAAATGGGTTACGACCTCGGAGAATTGTTCCGCACTGGGTGCACTCCCACGCAAAATCGCCAAAAATACAGGGGACCCCTACGATCCGCATACGCCACGCAGAGTGTGCGCACGTAGCACGCTTGTGGGCCTTCTTAATTTGCTCGATATTCATCTTACGCCCCCTTTCTTCACACAGTGAGGAAGTACATCCTTCAACTGCTGGCCCCACACGTACATGTGGCCCCACTTCACGATGAGACCACGGCTGATGGCCTGATTGACGAGCTGGCCTGCGTACTTTGTGATGCGGTCCTTCACGGCGTTGAACTGCTTTTCGGTAAGCGCATGACCTGCGAGAACCCAACAAGCGATGCCCGAGAGGAGCTTCGCATCTTGCGGCATGAAACCAACGCTGTTGTGGTACTTGACATCACGGCTCTTCTTTTCATCTGCAACCTGATAATTGTAGATGCGGATGAGAGCCCTTGCTGCCTGCTTCTCATCACGCGTGATCTGGGCACGCATCTTCTCAATAAGCTGCGTCTTCGAAGTAAAAACCTGCTGTTCCATGATGGACTCCTTGAATGATTGATACCCCTAATATACTTAATTATCTAAGAAACGGCAACAGCTAAAATCGCGATTATAAACAAAAAATCCCAGGATTTAGGTCAATCCTGGGATGCTGGTACGATCTCGATTTCTAGGCACGTTTACGTGCCAAATCCAAAATAATTCTGCAGCACGAAGTCCTGACGCTCCTTCATGCTCATTTGCTTCGGTGCTGACTTCATCTGCTCGATCATATTGACCTGCGTCAACGTCAGGGAAGCACCAATTGCACAGAACGCTGAGACGCAACACGCGTCCGCAATATCCTTGCCGCCCTTTACCTGCTTGCCGTCAACCATGATTGTCAGCGGGTGGTCCACCTTGTTGGGGAGATTCTGCAAATTGAGGAGCTCGTTCTTCAGGATCACGGACTTCGGCATCTTATGGAGGCTGAGGACGACATTCTCCGCGAGCTTGAGGTATGCGTCCTTTGACCTGTCTGCAGACTCATACCCGCACTTGAATCCTAGCTTCTCAAGAAGCTGCAGCATGTCGACACTCTGGAAGCCATCAGCGCTGACGTATTGGATGTTTACGCCGCTGCTGCGCAGGTCACAGAGGAATTGACGCACCTTGAAGAATGGGATCTGCGATCCCGGGAGTGCCTTGATGCCAAACGCAAGCGGCGTTTCGACCTTCGGGCTAAGCTTCGAATACTCGACGCCATCAATCGCTGATGTCCTCGTGACACTGATCTGCTCCGTCACCCTACTCATTGCAAAACCAAAGCGGTCGCCCGACTTCGCAGCATCCAGATGGACGAAGTACTGGCCAGGCGGGAGCGGCTTCTTATAGTAGTCCATGAGCTGGTCCTGGCCCTTCAATGTGAGGTGTGGTTCGTCAGTTACCATGCAGTTATCAAGGCACAGGGCCTCTTCGAGCTTCTCCACGTCATAGATGAGGTTCACGCCGTTTCTTGTAGCAACGCCTGCAAGATCCTGAAGGGACTTTGGAAGATCCTCTTCGAACTCATCACGATACTCAACCGGGACGTGGATAACGTACCCTGCGCAATTATCAACCTCTTCATCGGTGCGAAGGATGCGGGGCTGCTCTGCCGTCGTGCCAGTGAACACGGGGAATGTCTGGCCACAGTAGATACCCTTTGCCTTCTGCACGTCCCAAATAGCGGGCTCAAAGATGATAATATTTGACTTCCCGCGTACTGCATCAATATGCGATTCCAAGAACGCTGCAGAGTCAGTGCGCGATGAGATCACCCAACGCCTACAAGGCAGTGTACCGCCCTTCAGCATGAAGCGCGACTTCATACGGCGGGTAATCGTATTGTAGTTATCAACTGCTTGGTTCGCTACCTTGTCCTGGAAGTTCGCTTCGTCGATCACTGCACCGATAACGGCCTTACCCAAGTTGTGACCACCGCGAGATCCGTAACCAATACCGATGTGGTTGTGGAACATGTCCTCATCGATACGCTCACCCTTCTTTGGATTGAAATGCTCGCAGAACCATGGGGATGCACCCATCGCGTCAAGGAGCTGGTTTGCCATGACAGCGGACGCCAAGTCCATCGTTGCAGTGATCAGCGAGAACACGATCTGCGTAGTTGGCAACAGCTTATACTTCCTATGTGGGGTCTTTAGAAGGATCACATGGTACAGGTCATAAAGCGTGCCGATCAACGCCATGGTTGTCTTTCCGACACCAATTGCGCCTGTGACGCAAACTTCCTCATACGGGGAGTAGATAGGGTTCGGGTATATCTTGCGGAGGGCATCCATCCAATATGGATAGACACCTCCATCGCCATAAATCTGCCCCAAATACTGTGGGTCGTTGATAAACGTGTCGATATCGACAGGGACTTCTTCAAAGCCTTCGGCAAGTGCCGCCACTTTGTAGAGGTCCTCAGTCGAAATGTTGTCCAAATCCGCTTTTACGGCCATACCTGCAAATATACAGAAAGGGCTGCTTGCGCAGTCCTTCCCGTGATTGGCTTAGTTAGAAACTATGCGCCCTTCTTGAGGCCCATCTTGGATTCCACGTCACTGATGACGTTGTCGAGCGACATCAAGATGTAATCCATAATGCCGATTTTGGCCTGATCGGCCTCCTTCTCAGTCGGCTGGAAGCTGTCGATAATACCGCTCAAGTGCTCGAGACGGGCAGACACGTCATCTTTGCGCTGGTCGAAGACTTCTTCTGCAGCTGCATCTTCACACTTCTTCGCTTCTTTCACTTTGATGCACATTGCCATAGTGATTTCTCCTTAATTTAAGTTAGTTTTCCTTACACTTGCCGCTGTTTTCCGTTTAGGTGCCTTCATCGGCAATGGCACCAAATCCGTAAAGGGACTCGAGAGCATCAAGAATATCGTCCTTAAAGTGGAGGACCATACTCTTGGCGGCATTTTCATCGCCAGCATCAAGACGCACATCATCGACGTCGTCGTCAAAGCAATGCCAACGGATACCGCTATGTCTTCCGCCTTCAAACTCTGCTGTGATGAACGGGTTGCCATCAATGGTCACCACCACATCACACTCTTGAGTGTGTGGGAAGTTGCGGATTTCGAACGCCAGGCGATCGGCATCGCCGAATCTCTTTGTGAGTTCTTCAAGCGTTTCTTTTGCCTGCTGTGCCTGCAATTCCCAGACATGTGAGAAACTGGCGGCGCCTTCACTCTTTTTGGTAAGTTTAATTCTCATCGCATCATGCTCTTTCAAACTCGCGGATGGCATCTGCCTGATCCATTTCAACTAGCTCACTGTAACGGTTGACCACAGAGAACAAGTCACCAGACTTGAGCGTCTTCTGAATGTGGCCATCATAGCCTACCAAATCGAATGACCCTGCATCTGCAATAAACTTGAGAATGACACGATTTTCGCCGTCATCAATGGATGTCCAATCCAACGCATTGTAAAGGAACTTGTCCACCTCACTTTCCGTGGGGCGACTTTCTGTAAGCGGGTGGATGTCCGCACCGTTCTTTGCGCCGACCTCCAAGGTCTCGTCCATAGCCTTGAATTCGTCCACAAAGATTTTTTCCAGCTCGTCCAGGTCCTTGTACGGCATTTCCCTCTCGATTTCACTGTTCCCAGTTCTAAAGTCCGTAGCGTACTGGACGATGGTGCTGCGTTCTGGCAGCACGCCCCAATTCACACCAACGCCTTCATTGTCTGAGGCAATAGGATAAACATCCAACCTTTCCGTGGATTCCTGGAAGTCGAGGCGGAACCACTTTGCTTCCGCTGCCGACCAGGCTGCTTTGATGGCCGCCTTGATTTCGGTGAACTTGCCCTCGTCCTTGAAGCGGAAGTTCTTTTCCAAGGACTCGCTCTTGGTATAGGATTCAAGCTTCTTTGTGCGTGACTCGTGTAACACGCTCTTCAAACTCATAAACGACTCCTTCTTGGAATAATTCTTCATACGTGCAAGATGCTGCACGGCGTCGTCCTTATTTGCAAACGACACGAGCACCTTGCCATCGTCGTGGCTGCGGATCACCCACGGCGCATCATTGCCCTTCGAATCCTTGTGGCCCTTCTCGAAGCTGAGCTTCTCGTAGACGCTCTCATTCTTCGCAGCCTGCCGTACAGCGAGGCTCAGAAGGTGCCCAGCGATCTCATCAACACTGTCCCAATGCGTCAGCACGTTGAGTGGATGAGCAACCATTGCGTCGTACACTTCGAGCTCGCCACTTGGAGCATAGCCAATATCAAGATACGTATTGCCACTATGGAGGCTGATATGCTTCCCGTTTGCACCGTGCAGCAGGTCGGCTTTGAAAGGGAGCCACCTTGCAGCGGCGTAACGATTCAGCGTATCGCAGATCTCTTCGATAGATACCTTGTTCATGCTGACATCCTCACAAAGATGAAATGCCTCGTGATGAGCCAGAGCCCCGAGATCGTTCAAATATGCAACAGAGTGATCGTACTTGGTGCCATGATTGGTGTAGTCCAATTCATATTTAGAGTGCACCTCGCGCTTAAAGAAGTTTCCCTGCTCGTCCCAATCAGGAATAAGGCGGATGAAATCGCCTTCCCTGACAGCGTTGATCGTGACGCTGCACTTGCCTCGAATACCAGGTGAGATGCCTGTGACCACAGAGCCATCTGCGAGCGTCAAAGTGCTGCCGCTATAGACTGCCGGGATCCCAAGGCTCTCAACTTCTTCGTGCAAGTGAAGTGCATTGTGGCGGGATAGCTTGCGATAATGGCGCTTCCCAGCAAACGAGTTTGCCCAGCTGTGAAGACTCTTCTCACGCTTATTGCGCGTGATAGGGTTGTCCCACGAACGGGCAACCCTCATCTGCTTGATAGGGTTCTTGAGCCCATAAGCATCCTTATGCTTATCCAAGACCGAACGTCTGTGAAGGAAGGCGTCTGCCATTGACTTATTCAACCTCACCGACCAGTGCGTAGACCATCGACTCAATCACATCGATGAGATCGGGACGGCCAACCATCTGTGATTCGATGACTTCATTATCCGTACCAACAAGACTGACCTTGTAGTCTCCAGTTGGGGTAGCGCTAGCGAACTTCACATCCACAAACCCCTTTGGCGCATCATTCTTGTGGACACCGATACGGAATGTATCGTAGCAGTGGGAATCAAGACGGAGACCCACCATGCAGTCACAGCCGAGGTCCTCGGCTATGGACTCGATCTCAGGGTAAAGATTTCTCTCAAGCTTGGTGAAGTCTTTAAGGCGCTCTTCGAGCTCCTTTCTCTGCGTGTCAGTATTGAGAAGTACGCTTGCCATGTCTTACCTCAAATCCTCAGGCTGGTATCCGAATTGTGAAACAATGTGCTTCAAGAGTGCCTTGGCGACGATCTTACGCTCCTGAGAGTTCAAGGCGTTGTCCTTGACTTCAGGAACTGTGTTCGCCAGTACATTCTGCACATACTTTGACGCGGCTGTGATTTCACGCAAGGCTGCATCGAGCTTCCCGCTCTTCTGCAGCGCTGCGATCTTCTTCTCTGCATCACGCATAGTGATACGATTGATCACAGCCTCATATACTCTGATTACTGCTGCCATGATTACCTCTTAGCCTTGCCTGCTAAGACCCGACTAGGCGTTCTCGATAAGGGTGATTGCGTTTTCCATAGGCATGTCAAGCAGCTCGCCATAGAAATTGACGATGTCAACCAGCCCACCAGTCTTGATGGTCTTCTTCTCGGGCTTCGTGTTTGCGCCCTGGAGCATTGCGACGATCTTGAACTCGCGCGTGCTTGGCTCCTTTGCGACCTTGATCACGGCAGAATCATCATCGCCAAGCAGTGCATGGTCGACGTAGTTGGGATCGTCAACGGTGAACGCATCCACATCATCTTGGGTGAATTCCTCATTGCGCTTTGCAGCGTTCGGGCCAACCCCGAGACTTGCAGCGGAGGATCCATCCTCGCTCACTGGTCCCTTCGGTTCCTCGACCCAGAGGATGTCACTCATGTCGCCGCTTGTGCGGGCAGAAAGCTCGTTGTAGCGTGCCCAGGCATCGCCCTCGATCTTAAACGTCTCGGTCTCTTTATTGTCCCAGATGTCCTTGTACGTGACGGACCATGGCTCGTCAGCTGCAGCTTCATCAAACTCGCCCTGCTCCTTCATCGTATTGACCATCTCGACATACTCTTCGGCTGCCTCTTCAGGTGTGAATTCTGCGGCTGCGAGTTCCTTGGCGAAACCTTCGGGATCGCCCTCGGCTGTGGACTTTTCCCACAGGTCAGCGGAGAGATGCTTCTTGACTTCTGCTTCAAATTCTTTGTAGAATTCCTTGAGATCCATAATGCCTCCTTAAATCAGGCCCTTAGTGTGCCAAATGGTGACTGCCTTGGGCAAGTCGTTTACTGAGATGTAGGCATCCTCGTCCACATTACCGTCAGCAAAGCTCGTCCAGTCAAGACCGGACTGGCCAATTTCGCGATCGGCCACAACAATGTCATCTGTCTCTTCAGGGCGGTACACATCGCCGCCACCAAGATCCATTTCGCCGCTGGCATCCTTTGCATCGCACGAAACAATCATCGCGCCCTGGTCTTCACCGAACGGGCCCGTGCCCTCCATGTAGGGGCAGATGCTGTCATCTTCCACGCATGCCTTCAGCATTTCATAGGTAAAGCCTTTGACGCGGCCATTGCTGATTTTAAGCGTCACCCCCTTTGCAGCGGGCGCAGCTTCGGTCTTCTCGGATGTGCTACTCACGTTAATGTTCATAAATAAACCTCTAGCTGTAAATATAACTATATTCTCACCATCGGAGACTACTAATCGTGAATTTTGATCTTGGAACCGGCGCACTGAAGAGAGCTTTGACACCCCACACATTCGTCTTGCGTGGGATCGTCAAGCGATTTGAAGGCGGCTACAAAGTTGAGATAAAAGTTATGGCTGGCGACGAGATTACGCTGACGTGCTGGGCAAAGCCGCTTCTCCCACTCTCGTTCAGCTACGAGGAGGGCGATGAGGTCCTCGTCGAGATCCGGTCCCTCTCCTCAGCATATATCCTAGGGCTTGCTAGGGAACTTGACGGCACTGATGTCGCCCAAGAGTTCCATGTCCGCTTCGGCAAGACCATCCTCAAAGGAAGGAAGGACGGGACCTCGATGGAATTCACCACGGGCGATGGGAACCTTTCCATCAAGCACGATATCACTGGCACCAAGATCGAGGCAACGGGGCTCGTCACGTTCACGGGGGACTGCATCATGATCGGCGATGGCATTGCGCCTGGCCTCAACATGATGACGCCATGCCCGCTTGCTGGCGTCCATGCCGCGACCAACACTAAGGTGCTGTTTTAATCGCTATCGCCACGGGTGCTCTCCGCTTTCTGCGTGAATACGTTATATTACTGGGATTTTTGCTTAGCAGCATGATCTTCGGGGAGGCGCTGAGAGAAGCCAGTTCGCCCCCATAGACGGGGGCTCTTGATGATCTTCGTAATGAGTATGCCGATTCTCACCAGGCCTGCTCTCGCAGGCAAGACACTACCAGGCTTACGCCTGACCCAAATGGTCATCCGGTCTTTGGGACTGCTCGTGGCTCTTCGCACATGATGGCGGGATGTTCACGTTGTGCTTTCCTTCTTTAGGCAACGTGATCTGCTAAGTGGCTTCTGCGAAGTGCTACGTCGAGTCGAGCCCACTTTATACAAGAGGATCTGTCATAATCTTCTCGAAGCATCTACTGGCCTTATTACCAGGTTCCTCAGCTTCGGTTCGGCAAGCTGTCTCTCTCGCCTTGCAGCTCAGTGGGCTACAATCTACCACCTGCTGCTCTCCCCCTATAGTGCTTTCAAGGGCCGGAGTGTCGCTTCACATCCCAGGTAGCACAAAAAAGAAGGCCACCTCTTGCGAGATGACCTTCAGTTAGCTAACTGGTCAGCCATCTATGACCACTACTTCATTGATGGCGACACTTATCGTTAAAACTCAATCAGTGTTCTAGCATCATATACAGTAGTGGAGTGCATCGATGCAAAACTTTCGTTCTGTTGTATCCTAATATACAAAATATCCTACTCCAATGCAACGTGCTTCTTCGAAGCGAGCCAAAATTTAAAGCTTCCCCAGGAGTAACTAGCAGGCCCCATAAACACATCCGTGATCATACCGCCTTGCTGCTGGAATTCCAGCACGGCGCGGAACAGCGAGCTTGCCTTCCCAAGCAGTAGCTGGGACTGAGGCGACTTATAAACGACTTCGTCAGGGAGCGATGCCCACCAGTCGAGCAGGTCAATGGCGCCCTTCCAGAACAGCTCGCTTGTCACGCGGTTCCTAGCCACTGCGATCTTCTCGACGATGTCCGTCACGGCGGTGCCAAGCTCAGCCTTGATCTCTGCTATTGAGATGTCAGGGGAACGCAGTGCCTGCAAGTAGTACTCAAGGAACGGCGACGTCGCGCCAGTCGAAATCGGCTCGAGGAAAAAGCGCTGGAGCGACACCTTGATGTGCTTGCCGTTCTTGATCGGCGGGTACCAGCTTCCCTTTTGGATCCTTGCACGGAGCTGGTTCAGCGAGAGGCGCAAGCGCACGAGCGCTTCAGCCCTCGAACAGCACGCTACCTTATCTGCAGGGAGCTTGTCTTGGACACGGCGGCGCCACGATGGCGCCCAGGCATGGCTGCTAAGGAACGTCCCTGCAGCAATTTCGCGGAAGTAAGTCTCACACGCCTGAATCGTCTTCGATTCAAAATCCCTCGGCGTGCAAAGGATATCGGGGAACTCGCTAAAAATAGGCTCGAAGAAACACGAGCTCTTCTTGATGGGTGTCAGCGAAAAACTAGCCATGCCGAATTATACAGAAAGCCTGGGGCCGTTACCGACCCCAGGCTACTCATTCACGGAGGGTTAAACTTTATCGGAGACCGCAGCTTCGATCTGTTCGGTTTGGTACTTTTCCCAAAGCGTCATATTCAGAGGGCCAGTGGTAGCAGCTAACAAGAGCGATCCCAACTCACCGATGACGAGCGCTGGATCCTTCATCGCCATAACGCCTGCCATCACCTTGTTAAACGCCTCGTGTGCGAGATTGCGCGATTCAACCACTGCCATCATAAGTGGCACGTTGTTGCCATCGTCTGCAGCAAGATCTGCCAAAGACTTGAACGCTTCGTAGTTCGAATTTGCAGCCTTCTGCAAGATGCTACGCGTCTGTTCTTGTTCAGCTTGTGTGGGCATGACCTTGTGGAACAGTTCAGTCACGTGCTTGTAGGTTTCGAGAAACTGATCCTTAATCGCCTGAGGGATTTCTCTCTTTTCTTCAGCCATATTCTGTGTCTCCTTGAATGAATTTGGCCCGCCATAGCGCCCGTGGTACCGGACACCATGGTGGCCTAAATTTAGTGGCCGTCCAGGGAATCGAACCCTTCATCGTGCTGGCTTCCAAAAGCCAGGTGCTCTCCCGACTGAGCTATACGGCCAAATCCGCCCTTACGGCTCGCACGGCTCATGCGCGACTACCGACGTACGGTATCCCGCCTCACGAGCAATCATTGCCACCTGTCAAGGGCTTGCAATCCGCCTCCGTGCACTTCAATGGGATTCAAACCCATCTCTCTAGCCATCACCCTGACCAGGGCTGCTAGTATCCATCTCAGTGGACCATCTGATGCGCTTTGGTTTCCTGCCATTCAGCGGCCGGACTGGTCAGGCCCGATCGCCTTATGTCCCAAATATACAAAATTATCTAACCTTTGGCAACGGCTCATACAGAAAATTTCCAAAAAAATTCTGCCGTAAACGGCGTTCTAAGCCCCGAACTGCCAAACTGGATGGAGTACAGCATATAACAAAAGATCCACGCTTTTAGGCGTGGATCCGTTTCATCAATCGTACTTCTTGGTTGAGGCCTGTGCCGGAGTCGTTCGACCCTCTGCAGGGTGGTCTGGGACGTTGATGATCTGCGTCGCGCCTGCCAGGCCATCAAGCAGTGACTCGACGTACGACGCACGTGCATCCTTGTTGACGTACGGAGCGATCGCCTCGTCGTTCGTCACAGTCATCAGCGTATTGAACACGTTACCTATCACAGTCTGTGCAGCGTCGGCCATCTCGAGGCGGTCAAGCTCCGACGTGTTGACGGCACAGTACTGAGATACGAGGATGTACTCTTCAGCATCTGTAAAGCCATACGATGCGAGCATCGAGGCGACGATATGCTTCAGGAACTTCTGCAGCGATGCCTGGCCCTCCTTGACGATACGTGCATAGCGAGCAAAGCGGCGCAGTGCGCCACCGACTTTGGCCTCCTCACGTCCCGTAAAAATAAACTCTGTCGGGATGCCCTTGATGTCAAGGATCAGGTTCCTCATATTCGTCACTTTCTCAGGGAGGCCAGCGGTCGCGCCATCGACGGCGCCATTACTAAGGCCAAGTGAGATAGCACCGCGTTGGGGCTGCTGTGGGATCACACGGAGCTTCGTCGCTTCCGCTGCAAAGACCTTCAGCGTATCGAGGTTGTACTCGGTAATGCCAGATGGGCCCTCGCCATTATTGTTAATCGCCTTTTCATACCAGGCGGTAAATTCTTTCAACTGCTCAAGGTCAAGCCCCTCAGGTGCCGTCACAGAGATCAGAGAGTTGCGCTGCAGCGTAGAGCTGACACCAGCAAGGTCTAGCTGCTCAAGCATCTCAAGCGCGATAAGCTTGTCGTAGATATCAAAGCAGAACGGGCGGCCAATGCGTCCAGTCTGGGCGATAGTTGAATCACGGCTCTGGAGTGACACGACCATTGCGTTGAGGGAGTAGCGATAGCGGTCGCTCTGCATATCGAGGCAGGCGATCGTCTTGTTGTCGAGCATCTCGATCGCATTTGTCTTCGTAGAGGAGAGCTTGTAATACATCGGCTTGCACGCAAGGCCTTCCATGCCCACTGTGAACACAGACCCTGGCTGGTACGCATCCTTGAGGCCTATGAGGTGGTGCTTCTCGTCGTAGATGTACTCCACCCAGTAGTTCCCATAGAAGTATGCATCGTAGAGGATCTGTGAGATATACTTATCGAGATTCGTCGTGAAACGGAAATCCTCAAGGAGCCTGTTCGCTTTCGCAGATGCGGGATAGCGGTCGTCGACGACGATGTCAAAAGTCTTGTTAGTCCGAGGGTTCACCGCGAGCACGTCGTGCATCAGCGTATCAATCATTGCCATGACAAGGTAGTGCCGCTTCAATGGCTCGTACCTGTTGATGTCGTTGCGTGCCCTGACGAACTGCTCGTAGAGCTGCGTGAGGAGGCTGTCGACAGAGGCCTGGTTGCTCGCTATCTGCTTGATGATTTCGCGATCACGCTCTGTAGACGCTACGATCTCTTCAACATTCGTAATACGCTTCCCCACTTCACGGAGCATGGTGTAGTCCGCGAAGGTATTCAGGAACCGCTGCGAAAATTGTCCAAAAATATTCAAGATTCTACCTCACCGCAAATATACTAAAATACAAAGAACTATAATTGGTTATGCAAAAGAGTATACAGAATAACGCCTTTGAGTATAGTTCTTGCTGAAGACGGCGTTCTGGACGTAATCCAGTAGCCGGAACCGATATTTCAGTTTCGATTCTTTGATTTTACGGAACAGGTCTTTCCAATTTTCCACCGAACCGAGTGTTTGCTTCCATTGCTCATCTCGGAACTGAATATTGAATTTCGGATAGAACCATCCCTTGTCGAATTTCTTGTACGATCTGCGAGCCACTTCAATGCTTGCAGCGACCATATCGGGCGTATTTTCGTCGCCGTAGGCGATGTTTCCGACCTGGCTAGAATATGCTGGATTGACTTCAACCAGATCGAACTTGTACAGGTTCGCAAGCATTTTCAGCTTATTCGTAAATAATTTGCGTTCCCACTTGTTGTTACACAGCCTGTTGAAATTCTTTCCTTTCCCTTTGTCAGAAGATTTTATGCTTAAATCCTCCATTGCGACCGTCTTACACTTCCACACATTAACCAGTTTGCTGATTTCGTGAGCAATAGCAATAGTCTCGTGCTTCAACTTATTCGTTAGGTACTTGGACTTGCTATCTGTACTTGCTTTACCAGAAGACACTGTGAGCTTGCTTAAATCAAACACCTGCTTATGCAGTACGGTGAACTCATCACTCTTATTGAACTCTATGACAGACAGCCCAATATAGTTCGGGTTCATGTCTACGCCAAGCACTCGCTTAGAATGCAACTTCGTGTATCGTTCATCCTTGATCAGGGCCTCATTATAGGTAAGCCATACATATTTATCTGACAATTTGACGGAAACTGTTATCTTGCTCTGCTGCGCGAGTTCTTGTATCTTGGACAGCTCCTCGGCAACTCTCTTCCGCATCGGCAAGAACTTGATTTCTACATGCCTATCCTTGCTCGGCTTGTATACAAGCTGCTGATTTTCAAGATCGAATGAGAACAAGCGGTTTCCCTTGCATCGCCTCTCGCCTTGAATTCCTATCGGGAACATGCGACGATATTTGAACGCTGCCTTATCTATAATTCCACGCATATACCGACGCAAGTTACTCTTACCGCCAAATAAAATATGCCTATTTCCGTTCAGCTTGTATAAGGCAGCGCCTTCCTTGATTGCGCACTGGATGAACCAGCTGTTGTGGCTAAACCTCTCACTGCAATAAGCACGGACTTCTTTTTCGTCCAATCCGTCTTGGAAGCGATTGAACGCAACGCGGACTGCGTTGCTGAATACCTTCATATCGCCCAACACATCTACTTCGTTGCATATAGTTAGTTTAACTGCTCTCACAAGCAAAATCCTATCTGGAAGGACGAGTTCCAAATAGGATTAGCTGGCATCACTGCCTTAAACCTCTACCATCTCAGGAATCTCGTCCATTCCTATCATGAGTTTACACGCTTCTACCGAAAATATACTTTAATCTTTTCGAAGCCTGCAATAGTTTTCTATAAAATATACTAATAATACTGATCCAAGTCATCGGGGATCACAGCTGAATACCCAGGATGCTCAGGCTTGAACTTCTGCTGGATATACTTGATGGAGTCCCCCACGTCCTCATCACTTGGGGCGTGAACCTTCTCCACAATATGCTTCCCCTCGTCACTTACCTCTGGTACACGGACGTCTTCTTCCCCCTCGAACATCTTGAGGAGCTTCAAGTGCCTGGCAATCGCGACACGGAGCTGCTTTGCTGCCCACTCGTACTCCTTCACAATGTCATTGGAACCAAGGATCAGCTTTGCATCTGTGAGGATGTGCTCGAGTTTATCGATCATCGCTGCAGTGTAGGCCCATACAGCGCGGTGCAGGTCTTTCTTCAGCCCCTCCTGATACGCAGCATATAAAAACAGAGAAGACTGGATCCACTCGAGTGAATCCGGTCCTGATCTTTCACGTATGCGTTTTGCCCGCTCAGCAGCGACTCGCAACTGGGCAGGGCTTCGGTAATGGGACATGTAGCATTATACAGCAAGGAGCTCGGGAGGGTTCTTGAGGTGACGCCTCAGCTCCTTGTAGGCACGCTTGTCACCGTGGACGAGCCCTATGTAGGATCCTACCACCTGAATTTAGCTCGCCGTATAAGCTGCAACAACTTCAAGCGCAAACGTATTGACATAATAGATCTTGCCGTCTGCTGCCTTTTCAACGATTTGGAAAGTAAACGTTTCCTCGGAGTACTGGACGCAGCTTCCGGGCTCGAGGCTTACGCTGCCATACACTTCAAGCAGCCCCGTTGTAGGATTGTAATGCACTGCTGCAGCTTTGGACAAATCAATGACGCCAACATCTTTGGCATCATCCTTTCTTACGATACGGATCTTCATTTGATTACCTTATGGGTTTGAGTTTGACCTACACAAATTCTTCATCTGGAAGCTCTCCGGTGTCGGCATACGCTTCCAACGCAGCAATGGCGCTCTCGACCGAATCAACCTGAAGAACCGCAACGCAGAAATCGTTTTCATAGCGTTCCAGTTCCTGGTTGTCCTGATCAAAAATTACTTGGCCCTCGTCGCCACAGTAGGCGCACTGGGTTTCTCGGTCATAGAATTTTTCAGTGGTGCCGAGTGTGAGTTTTTCGCTTTTCAGCATTGCGGCGGCGAGTTCACTTCGCGTAATCATCTACTTACCTTATGGGTTTGAGTTTGAAACGGGCCATATCAGCTTTGAGGCACTCCCTGGCCATTTACCATTGCTTCCGATATCCATTATTCTATAACCTCTCTCACGGGGACTTTAGCGTCCACCTCTGCGATGATCATTTCGTCAGTCTCCTTGATGCCAACCCAAGGAGCTTGTTTGTATTTCTTGCGCGCCTTTGTCATTGCAGCCTTAGCTGATGGGGGCGAGTCGAATCGTGTGGCGTGCGTGATGTCAGTAAGGACGAAACCTCTCTCCTTTGCCCAAAAGTACCAAACGCCTTTCTGGATAAGGACGAGGACGTAATAGTGTTCTGTGAACGTGTGTACGCGCATTTACTTCATATTCCCTGCCGCCGTGCGATTATCGATTAACGATTTGAACTTCTTGCGGAAGCAATTTTCGCACAGATCGTACTGCACGATGCCTCTTCCATACAAGAGGTCCTTGACCTTGATCTGCCTGCGCGGCTTCTTGGCGCCGCATTCATCGCAAATTGTCATTTTGTATTCTCCTAGTCTGTGCAGACTTTTCGTCATCATTTATTCAAGTAGTGATGAAGCTGCTCATCGGCCCTGATTCCTCGCCGCATAAAATTATACCTCAATCGAAATGCTTCATTATACGGGAAATTCCCTAAGGCTCATCCAGGCAAGAAAAAGAGGTGGCAAGCCAATTGAAAAGGGCCAACACGCCGGACCCAAAAATTGCCTTGGCAGGCTCGTCTGCGGCGGGGCATGGCGCGGTGCAACGCCCCAGCACGCATAAGGCGGCGATGGCGGCGGCCTCCGCAACAATAAACATTATGACGGATACCCAAAAAAGCACGGGGGATTGGCTTCCATGCCTATAAAAGGCGGCACGGAATACTATGCCTAATATGGTCAGCGCCGCCGATACCGCCAAAAAAATTATTCCCATAACAATCCTCCATTAAAGATGATACGATGAACTGCCGGGGTATTTCCCGTTACTTCCGATGTCCATTGGTTGCCTCCGAAATCTTGAGAACGTCCTTAATCATCAGTGAGGACCAGTAAGAGTCTTCCCAGCCCCACTCGTAGTCGGAAAGATCTTCGGACCAATTCCCTTCTTTTCCGGGCGCGTTGGAGGCGAAGCCGGAATTCATGCACCAGTCGCTTTGACACTTGAGTTTGAGCTTTTCGAAGTTTTCTTCTGAATACGGATAAATTTCGACGTGGTCTTCGGTGTGGCGGTCATGCTTGCGGTAAATGACAACCTTATTCCATTGCGCAGCAGCCAATTCCTTGTGGAGCTTGGCGATTTCGGCGTTAGCATCGTCCAGTTGTGCTTCAAGCGGGATGTCAGCACAATGTTCGTAGAAGCTGCCAGCCGTGGTCACGGCGAATACGCCGGCATGAAGACGCACGCGGGCGGAAACAGTGTCCACCTTCACTGTATTGGC